AACCTTCAAGCTTAACATCTGATAAAACATCTTGAAACTTAGTTCCAGCACCTGTCGCAGCAGCCATTTTTGCACCAGCAGCATCAATTTGCAAGGCTAGTCCAACGTAAGACTCCAAAATAGAAGCGGCAATATTTTGAGCAGAGAACATTTGCTTTGCTGCTTTAGCAAACTTCTCTTGTTCTTCTTTTGAAGATGCAATTTTCTTTCCGATATTTGTCCAACCTTGAACAGTTTTCAAGAGTTTTGAGTTTCCAAGTCCAATCTTTGATGCAATTCCTCCAAGAATATCATCATATTCTGATACATTTTCTTTTAGTTTATCTACTATATCATCTTGTTTGTCTAATTTTTCGTTGAGATTTTCAACAGTTAAATTAACTTCTTCGAATTCTCCATTAAACTTAGTTATTTCCTTTGTTAATTGATTTTCAAGTTTAAGAAGTTCTTGTCCTTCTGTGATGCCTTTTTGTTTCATATTGGAAATACTTTTTTGAAGATCTTCTATTTTTCTCATCTCTTCTAAAATTATTTCTTGCTGTCTTATTTCTGCATCACGCATCATGCCGAACTGTTCCATGGTGGAAAGTTCTAATCTCATATCATCAATCTTGTCTTTTCTATTTCTAGCTTCTTTGGCTTGTCTTCTTAAGCGATCTTCTGCTAAGAGGTCCAAAGTCCTGTCAAGTTCAACATGTTCTTTTTTCTGTTCGGTAACTTCTTTTGCATTTTTTACATCATTTTCATTCGACATCTATTATCCCTCGTCTTTGAATGGCCAAGTGATTCCCGTTGTTTGTTCAAAGTGTCCAACGGCTTGGTCCAACATCTCTTTTGTTTTTTGAGATTGAGGATGGTCTTTTCCATGCTTGATAAAATTATCAAGATATTCTTTTTCGGCCATAATTGCTCGAGAATAGGCTTTAACGTCTTCAACCTCTCCTCGTATCACAAACTTTAGTTTGGGGCCTTCATCGTCCTCTGAGAGCCTTTGATGAGCCTTTAAATCAGCAGTCATTGTAACATCTTCTCCATACATATAACGTAGAAATGTTTTGTTCCAATCTGCAAATGCTCTCATCCAAGATTCGGTTAATAATTTCTTTTTTGTAAAGTCTAGTTCCATTAGTAGTTCCTCGCTTATTAATAAGTAGTTTAATTAAAAAAACCCGATTATTATCGGGTCTTCTTTGATGCCTTTTCGGCGGCTTTGTTTTCTTCTTCATATTGTTGAACCAATCTTTGGTAAAACCAGTTTCTTAATCCAACGGGCAAATTGTAAACTTCGATAAAAGACCAACCCCCATAATGTTTCATAAGAAATATTTGTTCATACAATTGTTTAGAATATTCATTGTTTAGGCCAAAAAAACTCCGCTCCAAGCGGCACCTCCAATTCTTGTTCATAACCACAAGATTTGCATGCAAAGTCAAATTTCAACTCAACATTTGGAGAGATTTCTTTGTAAAACTTTTTAAGAGTTAAAGAATCTTTAAGAGGCATAAGATCAATAAATTGATTAACCATTCCTTTGTCTTGGACACCATTAGCTGAAACAACCATTAGTTTGTATTGGTCTGTTACTGTTGATTCATCTTTTTTCTTCTTTTTAGAATCTGTCATTCTTTCCACAATTAAACGCTCTTCTTTTGAGGTTAATTGTTTAATTTCTAGAGTAACACCAGATTGTGGCAATTTTAATTCATAAAGACCTTTTTCGTTTGGTTCCAAAGAAGATCCATAATGAATTGATTTATCGTTTAAATCATATGTTACTTGATTTTTAGTGAAACAAGAAGGACATACAATTTCTGTATTATAGTCTGGACCGTATCCTGTTATTCTTGAGTCTATAAGAATAGCGTTTTTGTCTCCAATCAAAATAGAATCAAGTTGAATTGATTTGTCCACCAAGATATTTTGGATAAAACGATCAAGTACAATTCCTTTCTTTATTAAAGATTCAGATGTTAAAATATCTTCGTCTTTTGCTGTCATTTGAAAAACTTCAATTACTTCTTGATCTTTCAAAGGATGACCTTCGGGATATCCTTTTCCTTTTGAAGGAAGATCGACAAATAATGTCGGCTTAACAAAGTTTAATAATGGGTTTTCGGTTGGCTGTTGTGCGGGCTCAACCGGAGGCCCGATTCTATCATTGTTGTTTCTGCTCATTTTTACTCCTATTCTAAGCTAGCTTGATGTTTTGGTTGGTTTTTTGGTTGTCTTTGATTAACTCTATTTCTAATTTTTTCTTTCTTTTCTAGTTGTAATCCTGTGCTTGCTTCACCAGTTTGGAAAAATGGAGACGCTTCATCAGTTGTCTCTGGTCTTGCAATGTCATATGAAAAAGTAATTGAAATTTCATTTAATTCATCAGAGCTGTAATCTCCACCACCAAAATCAATTTCAGATATCAAGATATTTTCTATAATCCACTTCTCATTAGCATCATATTCTTTTTGATAATGTCTTTCGATTTCAATTTTATTTAATTTTCCACCAGATTGGATAAGAACGCCATCCAACCACGTTTCAACAAAGCCTTCATTATAAACACCATTTCCTCGAGAAATTAAAAGTCCAGATTTTTGTTGGTGGTCGTCGAGAATATTAGCCATCCCAAACCAAAACATTTGTGTAGACATATCTCTTGTTGTTATATCTGTTGTTTGTGGAATCATAACATCAGCAAATGTAACTGTTATTGGCTGCCACTTAGTCGGTCCTGGCTTGTATACTGCGTTACCGCCAAATCCTGTTTGAATTTCTTGCTTCTCTTGTGATAATTTTGGAAATTGTGCTGTCTTTACCCACCAAATAATACCGCCAAAGTTCAAGGAAAACCTAAACTTTGGCAATATTTTCATATCCGGACTTGTCCAAAAAGACATTTAAACCTCTGTGTTATCCATTAGTGAAGAAATCACTACCCGCTTTCGCACCGTTTTTAAATTCGCAAGATGCCCAATCGTATTTAAATGACAATGAAATTTCTCTCATATCTTCTGAACTATAATCAAAATCTCCAAACTTTACGTTTGTAATGAAAGCATTGTGAAGTGTCCACTTTTCAACAGTATTTCCCTCAGCGTCTTGTGTTTCAATTGAAAGTTCTCCATTGTTTCCAACAAGAGAAGCTTTAGTAAATGTTTTAAATGCATTATCCAATTCACCAAATTTTGGAATTTCATATCCTGCTGCTTGGATCAAAGAAAGTGTCTTGTGAACAACATCATTATCACCAGCTGGGTCAACAAGAGTTACTTCAACATCAGACCATTTGATTTTTCCGGGAAAATTGAATACGTGATCTGAAAAAGCGTGTTCAATTGATGTGATTTCATAAGATGGTGCTGTAACAGATTTAACGTACCAAGCTATTTCTTGATTGAAAAGTCTAACCAAAAATCTATATTTTCTTTTAGGATCAGCGTTAGGTGAACTCCAAAATGTCATAATTTATTTCTCCTGTAAATTCTATTATTAATTAGTGGTGTAGATTAGAATTCTACACCAGATCTTGAGATAATAAAGTCAACTGCAATAAATTCTATTGATCTCGTAGGCTTGATAAATATCTTAGCATACATGATGTTTCTATCTACCAAGTCTTGTGTTGTTGTTTTTTCATCAAGAACTAATTTAAACTCAGATATTCCCAATCTATTTTGAACATCAACTAATTCTCTTTCTGCTCTTGACTTGAAACGATTCCAAGTGGTGCTTACGTTTTGATCAAACAAAATAGTATCAGCAATAAGTCCAATTCTGTATTTAAGGAAAATCAACAATCTTCTAACATTAATTCTGTTAAGAGCAGAATCTGTTTGTTGAAGTGTCTTTTGTCCAAAGATTACAATTTGATCCATTGAAGGAAATCTTGCAATTGGATTGATATTGTTTTGATACAAGTCGTCGCGATCATCTTTTGTTAAGTGCTCCCAAGTTCCTGTTATAATTGGACCTTGAGATCCACCAAGTTCGTTGATACCACCACGATTGAATCCTGCGGGTGCAAACCACAAATCTGAAGTTTTGTCAGACTTAGCTAGGGCACCAATTGCAGCAACCGATGGAGGCACGTACAATACGTCATTTTGGCCGCCTATTCTATCTCTTAAACGTACCCAGGGATAATAAGCAGCTGCATAAGATGTATTCAATTTTCTTCCTTCAAGAGAAGTAATTGTTCCATTGATACCACCAGTGGTAACAGAACCATTAGATTCATAAGCAGGCTTGTAACCGCCTTCGATATCGATAATAGCCAAGTGATCTTTTCTTTCAGCTGCAACTCTTAAAACCTCATCAGTAACATCTGTGTGTGTGATACCTGGGATTGCAAGAACATTATATTCAACGACCTCGGGATCTTGAACTGACTCAAGAGCTTTGAAAATAGAATTATAAGCATAAGATTCTTGTCTTGTTTTATCTGTCAAGTTTTTATTTGAGAATGGCTCAACTTCTTTAAGATCTAATCCATCATGTCCTCCAAAGAAAGGGACTCTAAATTGACGAACTTTGTCTTGGAAAAGGTTTTTAATTGAACCTTGAGCTTTTGAATAAGAAGTACCAGCATCATAAGAACCTGATTCGTAATAATATTCATTTGAATTGGTATTGCTTTGTACAACATCATCAAGAGAGAATATATAAGAATACTCATGAGAAGCAGGAAGTGATTCATTTTCGCCCAAGTGATGATTTAAATTAAGTGTTGCATTGCCGGGAAGAACTCTTACCAAATCAATGAAAGAGTCGTCTCTTGTTGTTGCTGTCGCTCTATGGTGACGAACACCTTGGAAATCTGTTTTTGCAAAGTTCTTTCCATTTGAATTGGCGTTTTCTACTGTGAGTCTTAAAGATGGGAACACAAAAGAACCTGAGAATGCATCAGGAACATTAGCAAAAATATTAGCATCTCCACCAGCATGAGGTACATTAGCATTAGCCACAACTGATGCGTGAGCATATGCTGTGTTACCAGATAAAGGAGTAACAGCTTTAGCAACAACTTGTGAACCACTTACAATTGAAAATCCTTTTGGTCTTAAAGGACCAAGACATCCAACAGGAAGAGCATGAGCGTCTTCTAATTGTTGAGAAGTAACAGCAGATGCCATTTCAACATAAACATAATTTGATTTGTTTGTGTATTCTCCTCGAACATTGTATTTTGTGTTTGTTGCATCCCAAGAAAGATATTGGTCACCAATTGCTTTTGCAATATATTTTTCTGATGAAGGATCTAAATTAAGACCTGAGAATTGCTCAACTGCATTTCCGTGCTTATCTTGTATTTCAAGTGTAAATGTTGAATTTGGTTCAACATCATTTCCAAGTGTTAAGTCTTTGATAGCAACTTGATACCCAGCTTGCAACCATTCACCTTCATGAAGAGAAACAAGACGGAATAGTTTTTCTCCATCTGTATTATCTTCAGATTTTCTGTTTAAGAACCAACCTGTTTTTGCTGGTAACATATCTTTTTTATGATCTCCATAATTTAAAGAACCAGAATCAAGAGCCAAGATAATACCTAATTGAGCACCAGCTGTTGTTGAAGTTCCACCATATTCATGAACAGATTGTTCAAATGTTTCACCAAGAAAATAGTTTTTGTTTGTTAATCCAAAATTTTTGTTTGCCTCAAGTAATTGAGGGTTAGTATTAAACTGGTTTCTAATGTATTTCGAAGAACCTGGTGTGAAATCAATAGTCTTTTTTGTAACTTCTTCATCACTAGCATCTCTTACTTCAATTGTGAATCGATTTGCTGAAGTACCTACGGATTTAATCAAAGTACCAACAGAAGATGTAGTGTCTGTTACGCCATCACCAGCGATAGTTCCTGATAATTGAACCGATCCACCGTTAACATAGAAAATAGCCGCTAGAGAACCAGTAGCATTTGAATCATGAGAAGCTGAAGGTAAAATAAACAATCCATAAGCTGATTTATTGTTGGCAATTGTAGAAGAAGGATTTGAAGAATTAGCAATATTCCAACCAGCATATTGAGCATCTGTTGTAGCATCAGCAGATTTCTCTCCTAATAGTCTTAAAAATGTAACAGGAGTTGTTTCTGAAGCTAAGTGGGCTTGTGCAGCATAAACAGCATAAGTTGGCCCAAGAGTGTTACCATCTCTCCAGACATCGTTGTTCTTATTTCCTTTTCCAGAAATTCCCAAACCAAATATTTCGTTAAAATCTTGAAGATTTTTAACTTTGATTGGCTTCATAGCAGGACCTGAAAGAGAGCGTCCAATAATAACTGGGCCGGTATCATCAGATACAACTGATGGTATTTGGGATTCATCAACTTCATTAAGTTGGATTCCTGGTGATATAAAATCAAATCTTGTAGGCATTTAAATTCTCCTTAAATAAACTTTTTTCTCTAATAAGTAGTTGTGAAAAAACTGAAACGCTTAATCTCTATAGTCATTATCTTTCTTTTTCCATGGAACTTTATCACCAACAATAGATCTTTCATCAGTTATTCTTATTTTTACTTGATTTTCTCTTCTAGAAAGAGTTGGTCGAGTTCTATTAAAACCTTCTCCAACTAAATATCCAAGTACTTTAATTTGAACTTTTGTTTCAAACATTCTTTCATCTTCACCAATATTTGTTGTATTATTATTCATAGAATAATCTTGTTGAATAAAAGCTTCGTATCTGTGCCCATCTCTTTTCAATAAAAAAGAATTAATTTGCCCTGTTGTTGTAATAAATGGTTGCATAAGATCATTCATTTGCTGTTGATATTCTGTTCTTAGTGTTATAGAGTATGTCGTGTTAACATAAACAGGGATAGGAGCATTGTAGGTATTATAGATTATCTGATTATTATCTTTTACTTTTCCTGTTTGTTGTTGGTTATTTGTGTTTCTTGTTCTTATTGAATTTTGGAAGTTTTGAGTTTTATCCTGATTAATATTAGAATCAACAGGTGTTGCTCCACCTTTATAATCTTGTTGTTCAAATAGATTTGCTTGAAATGATCCTTTAAATGAAGGATCTTTTGTGATTGAATCACGATTAACAGTAATTAAAGGCAAGATTAATTTACCAACTTTATCTCTAATTGTTTGATCATTCTTGATTTGCCAGGTTCTTTCAGTTCCAAGCCACAATACTGGTACTTTGAACAACCCTTTGTTTGTTGTTGTATGAAGATCTAAAGTATTTTCAACCCATTCATAAATGCTTGTATCAATTGTTTCGATTGTTGAAGCTTTAAATTCAATATTTTTTGTTGTCATTGTTTACTCCGCATTAAATACGCCATCTCTTGCTCTTATACAATCAGCAATAATCTCAAATTGAGTGTCGGCTTGGCCGAATAGGTGTTTTGGTTCATTTGTCTTTACAATTTCATAAAAAATTGAACCATATCTAACAAAATCTCCTTCTCTTACAAAAAGATTTTGATCTTCTGTTAATCTTCTTTTATGAAACATGACCTTTAAAGTGGTTTTTTTGTCTAAACCAATATTGTCAATCACATTTGTTTCAACACCACCATATTCAACTCTTGCAAATACTCTAACAGGAGGAAGAAAGGTTTTCTCTATGGCTTCACCATAAAGAGGATGATAGTTCGTATGTTCAATATCAATTGGAAAATATAAGATTTGTTGGCCAACAACTCTCTCGATGATTTCATCGTTGACTTGCTTTACAAGGTTTTTCTCTTTCTCTCCAAGAAACATTGGAGGAGGCGGAGCATCTAATTTTGACCATTTATCATCTGACATTTATTTTATCCTACAAAGATTCCGAGAGGTGCTTTCTGTACAATAGAGTTTTGATTCTCAACCATGTTCTTATCTGTTTCAATAAGTTTATCATATGTTGTCTCTTCAAGTATTTTTCTTAACTCTTCTTTTAACTTGTCTTGTTCTTCTTTAGCTTGACTCAATAGATCGGAAGCATTGAGAGTTATATTGTCTCCCGGTATTGGTATGTTACCTCCAAATTTGCCTCTTATTTGGCCGAGGGTCTCTTTTGAGAGCGCCAAAGCAAATCGCCTTATCCATTGCTTACCCATTGAGTTGATAGACTCATAGGGTATGTTTTGGAACGGCAAAGTATTCATATTGTTCACGCCATCTTGTCCAACATTTGTATCGTCTGTAAATGGGCTTGAATTCCCATCAATTGTGAATCTAAACCAAAACTTCTCCGGTGAAACAGTGGAAGGTATTGGATACAATCTTAATTTATTATCAATAATTTCATATGAATAGTGTGAAGTTCTTGTGTAAAGATGATCTTCATAAGAAATTGCTTGAAGTTTATTTTGCCATGCCGGAATTACTTGAAATGAAGAATCATCAGCATATTGACCATAATTATGAAAGTTTCCAACAACATTAAGACCACCATAATAACCATAAAACCTCCACATTTGTTGAGGAGAAATATAATACATTTTTCTTATCTTGATTCTTTTGTTCCCAACAGAACCAGAGAATGGTGAGCCTGATTCTAAAGATGCAGAATAAACAAGATCTTGAAGGTCATAATCTTGTTGTCCAGAAACAGTTGAGATAGAAGCTGAATAGATTGGTTCTGTTCCTCCAACACCTGCTTCAGTAGCAAATTTATCACCCATTTTAAAAGCATAGTCAAAGGTGAACTTTGGGTATTTGAGAGAAGCACCATCTGCTCCTGCTGTTGTTTCGCCTTTGTGATCAAAAGAGGCTGTTGGAGATCCAAGAGCTGGACCTAAAGCATTTTTTGCTTGATGTTGATTTATTATATAAGAGTACTCAAGAACTGCTTCTTCATAATTGGCATAAACATTTTGTTCTGTTAATTCAATATCAAGAACATCACCTCCAAGTCTTTTATAAGTAAATTTGACTTGTTTTACTGCTCCTGTTATAAATTCTACTGATCCTGTGTATATACCTAAAGGACAAGCATCAGCAACTTTGGAGTAAGTTCCTGTTACCGGAAGAACAATTGCCGATTGTGTTGAAGTTGGTGTTAAAGTTGGTAATGACATACATAAAACCTCCGTTCGAAGTAAATAGTTTTAGGATAAAGAAAAGCCCCAAGCAATTGGAGAGGCAAGGGGCGAGAGCGGAGGACTAACATATGTTAAATTTTTATTCTTCGGGAGATTGTTTTTTGGCTTCGGCTTTCTTTTTCTCAGCAGCAGCTTTCTTTTTAGCAGCTTCAGCTTTTTTCTTTTCCTCTTCGGCTTTGCGTTTGGCTTCCTCCTCTGCCTTTCGCTTTGCTTCTTCGGCTTCACGCTTTTTGCGTTCTGCTTCTTCTGCTATTCGCTTTTCTTCTGTTTCTTTTTCAAGTCGAGCGTCAATGAGTTTTTGGTTTTGCTTTTCTACACCGCAACGACGTGCAACCACAGGATCAATTTCTTGTCCTGTGATTCGCATCTTTCGTACGAGTACTTTAGCTCTTTTTGCTTTACGTCCCATAGATCACCTATTATGAAGTAGCAAATGTTGCTGCATTGTCAGCATGTTGCGCGATAATGTGTCCAGTGATGTACCAGTAAGTACCATCTGAAAAGCACTCAATCTGTGAGCCGGCTTTTGCAGAATTTGTCCCACTAGCACCTTTTGCAAGTGTTACTCTAATTTCTGTATCACCAACAACCGCCTCAGTGGTTTCGACTGATGCTCCATTTAACAAATGAACAATAGAGCCTATCAAATAATCACCTGACTGTGCTAAAATTACAACATCACCGGTAGTATGTAATGCCCAGACAATTTTAAAATAAGCGCCATCTTGAGCAGCCGGCAAAGTTAAAACTCCGGGTGCTGCATTATTAATGATATATAATTCACCAGTTTCTGCACTCTGAATTGATTTTGCAGAATCAGAAATCTTTTCTGTTCTTTGTCTACTCGCAACACGAGCAGCTCTTCCAACTTTAGCCATAATATAATCTCCTTAATTAAAAAAAGTTGAGGTCCTTAACGACCTGTTCATAATAAGTAGTTTCTCCAAAAAGAAAAAACCCCCAAACCAAAGTTTGAGGGAATTTTTTGAAAAGCTAGATTCAGAATCTAAGATTAAGAACCTTCCTCTCCAAGAAGACCACGAACGATAACAAGACCGTACATATCAGGACGAACCATCTTCTTACCGTATCGAGTCATTACGCCTTTACGTGGCACAAAGTCTTCGACACCGAAGATTGTAGGTGTTGTTTGTAGTGGAACGTAAGGAGCATAAACGTATCCAGACTCAAGGAATGAGCCACCTTTACGTCCAACAAGAATAGCATTTCTTGGGAAGTAAGGGTCAACGATTACGTCAAACTTACGAGAAAGAGAACCAGCTTTAACAGCACCGATTTGACCTTTGTCAGCATCAGCAGTTACATTAGCGCGGAATCCAGAGGTGAACTCAAGAATGTTAGCAACTTCAGGACCACAAACGATGTAGTTAGCTCCACCACGAAGTGTTTTCAAGTGGATTTGTGCAGAAACGTCATTGATGGTTTCGATAAGAGTTTCGTACCATTCTGAAACAGTTCCTGTGAAGTCAGGAGCAGCAGATGTAGCACCAAGCTCAGCACCAGTTGAACGATTAACGAAAAGACCAGGTGAACGAGACCAGTAATATGTTGCAGCAGTAGCACCATTTACAAGATCCGCAAGAAGTTCACGGTCGATTTCCAAAGCAATTTGTTCTGAAAGAATCGATGTAAGTTCTACCTCGGCATCCAAGTTGTGGTATGCATTCAAGTCTTGACCCAACTCAGGTGTCCATTTAGCTTTAAGCTTTTTGGTTTGAGCTGTAATCGCGATTGAATCAACTTTGATGTCGATTTCTGGCAATTCACCGCTTCCTTCAAATGGGAAGTTAAATCCATCAATAGCGCCAAGCTTATCAGCAGTTGAAGTAAGCTCATCTTTTTCTGGATGATCGATTCTAACATTACCATCCGGATCAACTCCAGCCAAAGCAGCAGGACCAACAAAGAAAAAGTTAATGTTAGTTCCATCATCAGAAGTCAATCGACGAATTAACTTAGTGTCATTATCATTAACAGCTGTGCCACCACCATCAGAATTAGCCAAAGAAGAACCTGAAATGTTAAAGGCTGCCAGATTTTTAAAATCTGCATTACTAAAGTCACTTTTAGGAATAGCTAATTTTAAAATATAGGAAGAAGTTTCAGCTAGAATATCTGGATCATATTTAATTTCTTTCTTTTGAGCTTCTGTCAAAGCAGAAATAATTCCAAAACTGGTTTCATGACCAGTACCAGCAATATTAGCTTTTTTAAGAGGAGAAGCATAGGAATAACCTACCATTTGTCTAGGACCAGAAAGGTTTTCTCCAAGACTTCCTACGAGATCAACACCACCAGTTACTTGTGAACCAACTTGATCTGTACCATAAATCGATTTAGATACTGCATTACCAAAACGAGGATCAGCTGTACCGCTAGCGGTAACAGAATCATCACCAATTCTTGGTGAATAAACAAAATCCAAGAAGAAGATCAATCCACTTGGAAGAGACATTGGTTGAACGGAAACAAGATCGTTTGCGATCAATCCAGCAAAAACGCGACGAACAATTGGGAATGCAACTGAAGCAAAACCTTCAACTTGACCATTTGACATTGCGTTAGATTCGCGAAGAAGTTCCTTCGCTTGATTTTCGAGAAGACGTGCCATGTTATGACGTGCTTGTTCGGTGTCTAGACCTTCCAAAAGACCGGTAGCTGACCACTTAGAAAGTAGAGCTTGACCTTCTTTTTTCAAATCACGATTAACAATGCCTTCACTTAATGTTTGAATTATAGACATTTTATTTCTCCTTTAAATTAGTCTATGCCAGCAAGTTTTCTCATTCGAGAAGCAAAATCATGCGACTCAGTAATGTTTTCTTGCTTGCGTCTTGGCAGATGTGCAGAAAGAACTTGTTTTCTTTGAACAGACTCACTAAGTGATTTTGGACCTTTTTGTTTTGATCCCACTGTAGTTTCTTTAAGAGTTTGATAAAGAGTTTTTGCTTCTTTCAAAGTCTCTGCCTTAGCGATGGCTTCAACAATTTTATCTTTTTGTCGCTCATTCAAGGAGGCATCGCGTAAAACTTTATTGCTATATAATAATCTAGCATTTTGTAAAACCATTTCTTCTAACTTACCTTTCATGTCATCAAGAACAGTTCTTAATTGATC